GTCGGGTACTCCCAGCCGCCGCTGCCGTCCGGCACGCGCACGGAGTTGACCACGTCGTCGTTCTGCAGCCAGATGACGCCGCCGTTGGCGTCCTCGATGGTGACCTTGCGCCCGTAGCCGCCGCCGTCGGTCTGCTGCGCCTTCCCCAGCGGGATGATGCGGCACGTCCACGGCTGGTCGCTCACGGTGCGCTTGATGCCCATGACGTCGCCGCCGTAGTCGAAGCGCCGCGTGGCGACGGTCGCGCCGACCTGCTCGAGCAGGTTGACGTAGCGCTCGACCACGCCGCCCGTGCCCACCACGATCGTGACGGACAGCTCGCCGCCCCACGTCTCGATTAGCACCTGCAGGGCTTCCCACCCGCTCATGCGCCACATGGACGCGCCGCCGTTGGCCATGCGCGTGACGGTGCCGACCTGCCAGCGCTCGGTGCCGGACAGTGCCGACCCAAGCGCCGTAGCGGCGGGGACGGGGATGCCGCCCGTTCCGGGCATCTCGGTGACGAAGGTGCCGGAGAGGTCGTGCTGCAGCGACCACGGGCACCAGTAGGTGTGCAGCGTGTCGCCGTGCTCGCCGTGCTCGCCCTCTGCGCCCTCGACCACGTTCTCGTGCCAGACGCCCATCTCGTCGCACCACAGCAGGCGGTCGTTCTTGGTGTACTCGTCGAAGGTGACGAGCGTCATGGAGTGCTCGCCGTTGACCTCGTGCACGAAGGTGACGTCCACGACGCGCGACGGGTCTACGTCGCCCACGAACGTGCCGTCGGGCTTGGTGACGATGAGACGCGTCAGCTCCATGGCTACCACCACCTCTCAGTCCACGTGATTTTCGCCGCCCCCGTGCCGGACACGCGGAACGTGTGCGTCCCCGGTGTGACCGAGAGCCAGTCGGCGCCCGTCTGCAGCATCTGCACGGAGTTGTTGACGCGAAGGACGCGGCGCGCGCAGTCGGCCACCACGGGGACGCTCATGGCTCCCGTGTCGGCGTCCAGGTGGCGCTCCTCGTCCAGCCACACCTGCCAGTAGCCGCTCGACCCCTCGCGCGCGGACGCGCACTCGACGGTCGGCATGGTCGGCGCGGTGCCGCCCACGAGGACGGTCACGCTGCCGTTGGCGGGTACGGTGATTGAGTGCTCGGTGCCGTACAGCACGGGGTCGAAGCACCGGAAGGTCAGCGACACGGAGTCGGCGTTGATGTACGACGCCATCTCGCTCGCGTTGACCGGCATGGCCATGCGCCACAGCCCGCCCTCGTCGCCCAGATAGAGCGGCCTTGGCTCGTCCACCGCCATCCACTCGGCGAGCGTGCGGACGGCCTGCTGGCGCTCCGTGCGCGTCTCGGCGAGCGTCCAGAGGGTCATGGTCACGTCGACGGGCAGCGCCCGCGTGCCGCCCACCACGGAGCCGTTGCGACCCGGCACGTCGATGCTGGTCGGCTCCCACGAGAGCGGCGTGCGGGCGATTGGCCACTGCACGCTGAAAAGCTGCGTGATGTCGTTCCCGTCGAAGGTCACGGGGTAGTCGCTCACAGCCTAGACCCCCTCTCGCGCTCGGCCTGCTGGTTGATTGCCATCGCTATGGCGCGGATGTCGCTGTCCTTACGCACGTTGAATGTATTGCCCGTCACCACGACGCCGCCCGCGCGGTCATTCACGAAGTCGGCCACGACTTTTGCAAAGGGCGCGACGTACTGGCGGTTGGTCAGCGGGATGATGGCCTCGCCACCCGCCTCGCCCGCGATGTGGCGCGTGATGTCCACGCCGCGACCGGGCTTGTCCACGATGAAGCCGTCGGCGTGCTTCTGGATGATCGCGCCAGCGGCGAACGCGCCGCCGCCACCGCCGCCGCCGAACGACTGGGTGTAGAACGTGATGGTCGAGCCGTTCCACGAGTTGTACAGCCAGGACAGGTCGGACTCCGCGCTGCTGGTGTCGGCCCACGCGTCAAGCTCCATGTTGTAAGACCTGTCCCACGCCCGCTCGATGCGGCTGGACTCGCGCTCGGACGTGCTCGCCGCGCTGTCGGCCTTGCTGGCCACGTCGCTCTGGAGCGTGCTCATGTTGGCGCTCACGTTCGAGGTCATCCGGCTGGTCGCGCTCGTGACGTTGCTGTTCATGCGCTCCGCGCTGTTGGTGGCGTCGCTCTCGGTGATGCCGAACATCTTGCCCAGCCAGCCGAGGTTGTCGGTGACCCACTGGGTCGTGGACTGGAAAGCCGCCCCGATGCCCTCGAACAGCGGATGCAGGAGGTCGGAGAGCGCTTGGAACGCGTCGCTGATGAACTGGACGGCGTTCGAGAGCGCGCCGCTCAGGAAGTCGGCAAGCGCCTGCACGAAGGGCATGACGTCGCTGAACGCCTGACCGGCCACGTCCAGCGCGCTGTTGAGCATCGGGAGCACCGCCTCGGCGATGTCCGCGACAACCGGCGCGAACGATGCGAACACGCCCGCCGCCGTGTTGATGGCCATGACGAGGATGCCGCCTATCTTCTCGCCGATTTCGCCCGCGACCGGCGCGAGCGCCGCGAAGCGCTCGGCAAGGTTCTGCACCGTGGTCGACACCGCATCGATGGCTGGCCTGATGGCGTCGAGCGCCCGCGAGAAGCTGCCGTTCGTCACGCTGTCGAGCACGCTGGTCACCGCGCTCGCCACGACCGGCGCGAGCTTCTTGATGAGTCCGGGCAGCTTCTGGCCGAGGTTGCCGACGATGGTGGCCACGCGCGGGATGACGTTCTGCACGACGGCCACGACCGAGTCGACCAGCTCGCTGGTGCGCGCCTCCATGTCCGCATCGTCCTTGCCCAGCTCGGTCACGAAGTTCGCCCACGACGCCTTCATCATGCCGACGCTGCCGCTGATGGTCTCGGTCGCCTCGCGCGCGGTGTTGCCCGTGAGGTTGAGCGAGTCCACGCCCTTCTCGAGCATCTGCGTGACGGCCTGCTGGTACTCGGCCACGGGGACTTCCGTCAGCTTCGTGTACTCGCCGGAGAGGAAGCCCGCCGCCTGCGCCTGCTCGAGGAAGTCTGCGGACGTGGCTGGCAGGATGCCCGCGAACTGGTCGGCGATGGACTGGTAGCTGGACGTCGAGCGAGTGATCATCTGGTACTTCTCGTTCAGCTCGCCGAGGTCTCGTCCGGTGCCGCTCGCGTAGTCGGATATGGCCTGCATGCCGCGCTTGGCCGTCTCGTAGCCCGCCTCGTCGCCCATCGTGGCGGCGAACGCCGCGCCCACCTGGTTGATGGACTCGAGGTACTCGTTCGCGCTCATGCCCATCGTCCTGTAAGCGTTCTGGGCGTCGCTCGAGATGCGCCCGAAGTCCATCTGGTCGAATATCTGCTTCGCGCCGCCCGCGAGCTGCTCGTACTGCGAGAAGCCGTCCAAGGCGGACTTGGTCAGCGCGGCGATTCCCGTTGCCGCCGCTGCGGTGCCTGCCAGTGCCGCCTTGCCCACAGCCGCCGCGACCCTGCCCGCGACGGAGCCGAAGCCGGACAGCACGCCGCCGCCCAGCTTCTTGCCCTCGCTCTGGCCGACCACGTCGGCGTTCAGCTCCTTGGCTATCTTTCCTTGGATGCCCGACATCTCGGGGATGATGGAGATGTACGCCTGCGCTATCTCGTTACCCTTGGGCATCGTCGCTCACCTCCTTGCTGCCCCACCACTGCTCGAAGTCCGCGATGGGGATGGCGCTGTCCTTGCCGCCCAGCTTCCAGTCGCCGCCGTCGCCCCACGGTCGCTTGTACGGTGCGACGTGCCTCGGCATGCGCCCCGTCCCCTTTGCGAGGAGCGCGGCACCTAGGCTCCCGACCATGTCGATGAGGTCTGCGAGCATCGGGGCTACGACCGTCCCGTCTGCCCACTTCTCGATGTCGGTGGTAGGCTCCAGCTCGCGGCTGAGTGCGCTCGTGCGCGGCAGGTACATGACAAAATGGAGGAGCGCCCCCAGCGAGAGCGCCCCTCCGATGTCGCGTAGTTGGTATCCAGTCAAAGTGAGGAGGTCGTACTCGAGGGCTGCACCATGTTCCTCGATGAGCTGGTACAGCTCCGCTATTCCCCCAGAGAAGCCCCGGCGTCCTCCTCAGAGGTGGACGTCCACGCGCGCACAAGCTCGTTCCACTTGGCGAGCGACATCTCGTCCACCATGTCGCCGAGGTACTCGCGGAAGAACGCGTCGAGGGTTCCGTCGGCGTCCTTCTGCATGTCGTCGTTAATCTTGCGCGCCTGCCTGCGCGGCAGTTGGGAGAACAGCGGTACCATGACCGGCTCGTCGGAGCCGGGGACGCTGACCGCCAGACACTTGACGTCGCCGGAGAGGTTTACGGACTTGACTTCCATGTGGGCTCCTAAGCGGCGGTCACGCCATCGTCGGTGAAGATGTAGATGGAGTGTCCCGTGCCGTCGTCGTTGGCGCTGACGGTGACGGGGAGCTGGATGGCCTGATTGGCCACGAACGTGATGTCCACGCCGCTCGTGACCTGGCCGTTCGGGATGAGCACGAGCATGCGGGCGTCGCCGTCCTTCATGCGCAGCGCCCACGCCTGCGGCTCGTCCAGCGTCGCGCCCAGCGCGATCTTCAGCTGCTGCCCCTTGGTGCTGGTGGCGGCGGTGACGGTGACGTTGTCCTCGCCGAAGCACTGCTTCGCGCCCTCGGCGTCGAGCTGGATGAGCGTCAGGCTCACCGTGCCGTCAAAGTCCTCGAGGATGCGGCGAACCGCCGAGCGGTTCCACTCGCGGATTGCGGTGACGCTCTTGGTGGTGGACAGGCTCGCGCCGTCCTCGGAGATGTAGCCGGACGCGTTGAAGCCGGAGATGGCCGTGATTGCCGCGTCGATGCTTGCGGGGATGGTGGTCATGACCGCGCCGCGCGAGAGAGCGCCAGCGGTGGCCGACTGCTCCGCAAGCCCGACGAGGACTTGCTTGGCGTTGATTCCCATAGGGACTCCTTAGATTTCGATTGTCGTTGCCCTCGCCCAGACGTAGGCCGTGAAGCAGGCTCGGGCGAGGTCTTGGTGTTCGGGGTCTGGTGCCGGGTACGGCATCGACGTGGGCTGGATGCGGTAGACCTGCGTGCCATCCACCTGCTCGCCCACGGTCAGGAGCAGGTGCGCGAGCGCCGCGCGCGACGATTCGAGCGCGGACTGCTCGTCCACGTCCCACGTGTAGAAGCGCATGGCGAACCGGTCGACCACGACGTCCGTGCGCCCGCCAGCGCCCATCGGCTGCGCGAGCGTGAGCGGCAGGCTCGAGCCGAGGTCTCGCGGCAGCGGTTCGGCGCAGGCGTTGACGCCGTGCGCGTTGAGTGCCGCCTGCAGGACGTCGGCGACGTCCACGGGTACGTTGAGCTGCATGGGCATCACATCCCGTGCGCGGCTGCCTCGAGGGCCTCGCGCTGGATGGTCAGGCTGACGGGGTCGTCGGCGTTTGTCGTGACGAACCCGACCATGCGCCCGCCGCCGAACCCGCCCACGATCACGCGCAGGCTCGTCCCGGGGGCATGGCTCGTGAGCTTCCCGCCGACGCTGTAGACCTCGCCGCGCATGCCGGAGCCGGTGAGGATGGCGCGGAACGCCGCGCTGTTGAACTTGATGCGGTTGCGTGCCATCTCTACCCCCTCCACTCGACGAGGTCGGCCTGCACGTGGCTGACGCGCCCCGTGGGGCTTGCCCACGGCATCGGCTCGCCGTCCACGAGGAACCTGTGCGCGTTGCCGCTCGCGTCCGTCCAGTCGATGCGGTCGCCTGCCATGACGTCCGCAGACGGCGGCGCGTAGAGCGTACCGGCGAGCGAGGTCTGCCGCCTGCCGTCCAAGTCCATCGACGTGGTGGGCGTCTGGACGCTGCACCCGGCGATGGCGTGGCTCTGCGTCACCGACCAGTCCGCGACGGTGGTTCCCCTCGCCTGCTTGGAGCCGGGGCGAACGACCGTCACGGTGTCACGGCAGAAGCTAGGAAGCATGCGCCCTCACCACCCTGTACCGAGCGAGCGCGGAGCGGTCGGCGTCCGTCAGGCTCGCGGCGCTCGCGGCATAGGCCGCGCCCTGCGCGTAGCTGACGCTCACACCGCCCGCGCTCTCGGACGTCACGCCGTAGGAGAGCGCGACGCCGCGCACGACCAGCCCAGCCGCGATTGCGACGAGGTCTGCCGGCGCGTCGTCCGCGCCCGCCTGATACTCGACGGTCGCGCCCTGCAGACGGGCGCATGGCCGCGAGTCGGGCAGCACCTGGCCTATGCGGCTCCACTGGTAGGAGCCAGCGTCAAGCGTGGTGCCGCCGACCTCGACCGAATCGACCGACGTCAGGCAGGTGGTCGGGAGCCACAGGCTCGCCGTTCCATCCGTGTCCAGCACTGCGCGGCAGCCCATGGACGGGCAGACGTGCCAGCCGCACCAGTCGCGGATGGCCGCGCTCGCCGCGTCGATGGCGCTCTCGATGCGCTCGTCCGTCGCCCACTTGCCGCCGGTGATGGCGTCGAACTGCTCGCGCGTGATGAGGGGCGGCAACGTGCCGTCCACGTCGTAGCCCCATGGGGTCATGGTGTAGGCCATGCCGCCCCTCCTTCTACTTGTTATCTGCCTGCTTGGCCTTGTTTGCCGCTGTGCGCCGCTTGGGCGCGGCCTTGGGCTTCTCGGCAGTCACGAGGACGTAGCCCGCGGGCTGAGTTCCCTCCTCGTACTGGAACTGGTAGCCGTCAGGCGAGCGGTAGATTTTGAGCGCCATTAGGAAGCGGCCTCGGTGATCTTGACGAACGCGCCGGGGACACGGGTGGCGAGGGCCAGACGCTCCTCGACGATGACGGTGACGCGGTTGGCAACGCGGTCATCGTGGTCGCCAGTCACGATCTCGACGCGCTGGCCGTCGCCAGCCTTGGTGATGACGGACGCGCCCTGCTTGAAGTTGCCCACGAGCACGGTGCCAGCGGCGATGCTGGACGTAACGACGGTGTTCAGGCCCCACAGACCGGGCTGCTGGGCGACGCCGCCGTTGCCGTACGGGCCGTAGAAGTAGCCGCCGCCGTAGTACTGGCCGCTGTTGCCGCCTTCCTTGGCGAGACGCAGACGGCCATAGTCGGCGGGGTTGATGACGATGGCGTCGGCGTTGTAGTTGGACGCGCCCTTGACGGTCATCATGGCGTTGAAGATGTCGTCGGCAGAGACGTTGCCGCCGTGGGCGTAGGTGGCAGCGCCAAGGCCGGAGGTGCCTAGCAGCGTGGTCATCAGGTAGGTCTCGATGGCGAGGTCAAGCTCGAACAGGCCGCGGTTGTCGATGGAGCTGCGCAGGAAGGCGTTGTCCTCGATCAGCTCGTCGGTCTCGTAGTACCAGCCGGCAATCTTGGAGAGCGTGGCGGTCGCGGAGGTGACGGGGATGTGGAACTGCGGCTTGGTCGCGCCCTCGGCGACGGAAGCGGGAGCGCCGCCAGAGACGGCTTCCTTGGCACCGAGGATGAAGTACTTGAGGGCGTTGCCGCTGATGGTCTCGGAGCCGAACAGCGAGCGGACGGCCAGCTCGCGGGCAGACGTGATGTCCACGACGTTCTGGTCAACGACCAGCATCTGCTGCGAGGTGTGGGCGTCGGTGGCGGCCTTGAAGCCGAACCCGGTGCCTGCGGACTTGGCAGCGCCGAGACGCATGGCGGTCAGGTCGAGGTTCTGCACGGCGAACTCGCCGAGCGTGCGGGCTGCGGCCTTGGCCGCGGGCTTGCCCTCGGACTTGCCGAAGGACTTGATGAGGGCCTCGCCCTCCTTGGCGGCGTCGATTGCCGCCTGCGCGGCCTTGACGGCCTCGGTTGCGGACTTGATGGCCTCGGCGTCGCCGTTGGCCATGGCGTCGTTAAGGGCGCTCTTGGCGTCCTCGAGCTGTTGCATGAGCTTGTTCATGCCTACTCCTTTGCTAGGGTGTCGATTGCGGCGAGGATTGCAGCCGCGTACTTCTTGGCGTCTTCCAGCTCGTCGACTCCCGTCGCCTTCTGCTCCTCGGCCTTGACCTCGTCGGGTTCCTCGGCGTTGGCTTCCGGTTCTGGTCTGTCGTCTTGCTCGTCGTCGCCTATCTCGTCGGCCAGAAGGCCGTCGATTGCTGATGTGATCTGGTTGGCCAGCTCGCGGATGGTTCGCAGCTCGTCCGCGTCGGCCTTGGAGTTGCGGCGTCCTGCCTTTAGGCCGATTTCCAGCCCGTTGTGGGTGGCCTCGGCAATGGCCTTGGTGAACTCCTCGCGCTGCTCGTCGGTAAGTCCCTCGATGCGCGGACGCAGCTCGATGGTCTGTGGTTCGCTCTTGATGCCCGTCACCACGGCGTGCTGGTTCGCGGGAATCTGGACGAGCGAGACCTCGTACAGGTCGAGGTCGCGCAGCTCGTAGGCGTCCACGCCGTTCTCGAGCGTGACCATGCCCGCGTCGCGCACGGCGTAGGCGAAGCTGAACTGGTAAAGACGCCCCTCGGACGCGAGCTTGCGGGCGTACTGGGCGGTCGGGTTGTCCGCGTCGAACTCGGCGTGGATGAACAGCCCCTTCTCGTCCTCGTAGGCTTCGGTCACCTTGCCGATGTTGTGCATGGGGTCATCGGTGTTGTGGCCGTAGAGCAGCGGGATGGACAGGCCGTCGCCCTCCTTTGCGCGCCACTCGTCCAGAGTGCGGGCGAACGCACCCTTGGCGATGATGTCGCCGTAGCTGTCAGGCTCGCGGTCGAACGTGGACGCATAGCCCTCCACGACGCCCTCGGCGGGCATCCGGACGCCCGTCTGGGCGCTCTTGAATTTGGGCATCTTGCCCTCCTTACGCATGAAAAAGGCCCCTTCCGGGGCCGCCTGCGGTCGCTAGACTTCTCGAACGACCTCTATCTCGCACTGGCATCCGCACACCTCGTCGGCGCCACCTGACCAGTCCCCCGGCCAGTCCATGCCGTTGGGGAAGCGCTCGTTCACGCCCACGGTCACGCCGTTCATGTTCGCGTGGCTCTTGCGCGGGTTGGAGCTGGTGACCACCCACCGCTTCCTCACGTCCTCGACGCCCGACTGGCGCACCGCCTCGATGGCCGACCAGCCGTCCACGGCTGCGGCGATGGCGTTTCCTGCGCTCTTGGTGCGGTTCTCGACGGCGTTCTGGAATACGCCCTCGGGCGTGGCCATCAAGCCCTCGGCACCTGCGGCCTCAAGCTCCAGCGCGCGCTCAAGCTCGCGCTTGGTGGTCTGGTTCACCCAGTTGGCGCGGACGCGGCACATGTCGCGCAAGAACTCGAGCGCGAGGTCGGGGTCGTACTCGCTCCCGGGCACGCCGAGGAACCGCAGAGCCTGAATCGCCGTCTGCGTGCTCTGCCCCTGCGCGACCTCGAGCAGGTCTTCGGTCAGCTCCTTGTCCCACCGCGTCACGTCCCACCAGTCGGGCGCGCCGTCGGCCTTCGACTTGGCGGCGCGCAGCCTGGGCAGGACGGAGCGCGACTGGCGCTCGAAGAACCTGCCGAACACGTCGGAGAACGCCTGCGCGTCCTCTTCCGTGGGGCTGGCCTTGAACCTGACCTCGCTCGACTTGTGCTCGGCGCACGCGCACTTGTGGTCGCACTCGCCCGCGTCAAGGCGTTCGGCGGTCGGGTCGGTGTCGTTGGGGCTTGCCACGGTGCCTTCGAGCACGTTGAGCGGCACGATGAGCTGGTCTGCGCCCTCGATGTGCGGGAGGTTGAACTGCGCGCGCGCCTCGTCGCGCGTCATCCATGGGCCGCCGACTGCGGATTGCAGCACGGTCGCGCGCTCCTCGAACGAGCCTTGCAGCTTCACGGCGAGGTCGTACTCGACGTAATGCCCGTCAGGCTCGCCCACCATTGGCAGGAGCGCCGCGTTGACCTTGTCGGTGGCCTCCATCAGCTTCGGGGCAAGCGTGTCGTTGTACAGCGCGCGGGCGTTCTCCTTGGCGCTCGCGTAGGTCTGCCCGCTACCCGGCCAGAGGAGCGAGGGGTTGACGTGGTACACGCCAGCGACGTCCTCGCGCCCGAGCCGCTTGGCTTCGCTCCACTCGGCGTCCTTCGCGTTGAACTGGACTTGGCGAATCTCCATGCCGTCCTCGAGGATTGG